CGTAAGTTCTCCTGCAATAGACGATACAGCTGATCGGGTGCCAGTGCACCAGCCTGGGAGAGCTGTGCAATCGCTGCGGATTTCACTTGTTCTTGTGTAAATCCTTGGCGGATTTGATCAACTTCGGCTTCTTTGATGGCCAACTGTTGCTTGAGATCGGCAACAGTTTGTTGGGCTTCTTCCCAGAGGGTTTTGTACTCGCCGGATTCTGCCAATTTGGCAGTCTTCGCTTGTTCTTGGGCCGCTTTGATTTCGTCGAGCTGTTTTTGAAGGGTCTCGCGGTTTTCGCGGTCCTTGCGGCGCTCGGCGATTAGCTCGGCGTTTTTGGCCTTGACGAGTTCCAGTTGGGTGGCCAGATCGGAGCTTTCAGCCACAGGCTGAGGGGCAACAGGCTCCACAGGAGTGACTGCTGCTTGCTGTTCTTCGGGCACGGTTGTGTATTACTTGGACAGTAATAGGTTAGCAGTTAAGAGTTGAGTTCCTCTTCGCGCTCTTCCATGTCCTCCTCGCCGCTGTTTTCGGCGGCTTCCGGTAGTGCCAGTGCGTTCTCGGTGGAGGCTTCCAGTTCGTCCTCGATGTTGATGTTGTCGGGTAGGACTTCGCCGCGGCGCAGGATCTCCAGCAACATGGCGTCGCTGATTTTGCCCATCTGGTTGAGTTGGGTAAGGACAGAAACGTCTTGGCCGATCAGGCGGTAGTAGTCGAAGTCGCGGTCGATTGTGATCTCGGGCGGTTCCATGCCCACGTACTGGGCGGCGAAGCCGAACGCTTGGTTGAGGGCGCTCTCCAGCTCTTGGCTGATGATTGAGAGGACGCTGTTGGATTGAGCTTGGTCGATGCGCTTGGCCTCGGCAGACTCGGCCACAAACTTCTGGCCGAAGAGTTTGGTGACGCCTAGCGTCGACATTTGTTGCTCCAGGGACTGGAGTTCGGCCATTTGGGCGTCGAAGCTGGTGGCGTCGGCTTGCACGTAGTACGCCTTGTTGCCAGGTTGCATGGCGATGGCGTAGTTGACGCCCATCGTTGCTGAACCGGTCGTGTCGTCCCAGCCCTCAAGGACGAGGGTGGGCATGGCGGCAATATGCAGAGCGTGGATTAGGTCGGCCTGGCGCTGGTAGTGGGTGATGTTCAGGTTGGCGATGTCGAGCAACGGCGGTTGGGAGCGCAACATGCCGCGGCGGTTGCTGTAGATCGGCACCAGTGGGATGGCGTCGAGGCTGTAGCCGCCGGTTTCGCTGAACTCAACCACGTCCTGGCCCAGCGTGTACAGGTCGTATTTGCCGGGGTAAATCACCCGCATTTGCTCGATTTGCTCTTCGCCGAAATCGTTGAGGGGACGGGTTGTGTATTCGTGGATGCGGACTTGCACCAGTGGGGAGCCGGGCATCGTGCTCTCCTGGCGCCAGCCCCAGATCTGGGGGGCGTCTACGTGGATGAAGTAGGGGCGGCGGCCTTGGGCGCGTTCTTCCGCCAAGTTGCGGGCACCCATCGCTGCCGGATAGTCCACCAGGATGGCGCTATGGCCGAAGGTCAGGCTGCTTACCAGTGCACGGCGGGCGTACTCGTTGATGTTGGAGCCCAGGCCGTCGATGTTCTGGGCAAGCTCCAGCCAGTAGGGGTCGCCTTCGATGTGGATGGGTTTGCGGAGGATGGCGCCGGCGGCGGTTTCGATTAGGCGGCTGGTGTAGGGGCTCAGGACGCTGCGGTCGATCCGGGTTTGGTATGCATCGTCGTCTTCACGGGGCTCTTGAGGCAGATATGTTTCGCTCAAGTCGCGTAGATAGTTTGTGCCGCGGGTGACGGCGGCCATCACCTGCCAATCCGGCATCATCGCAATTACGTCCAGGCTGCGGACGAACGGCGACTCGCTGACTACAGCTCCAGTCGGTGGGATGTTGGCGCTGTAGACCACGGCTTGACTCCTACTTTGTACCTATTTTGGCAGTGAACGCGGCAACCTTACCGTGCGTGAGTGGAATACGCCCGTACGAGAGCCGTGGAATCCGGTTATTCACCAGTGTTTGCGGGCTATTGATGAGCACATGCGCCAGTACATGAAGAGTGGGAATGTTTGGCACTTGGAGAAAGCTGATGGACTCAGAAAATATGTCAAAGAGTTGAAAATGTGGATTCATAAAGTTGAAGGTAGGTAGTCACCATTTGACCTTGTTTGCCCAGTAAGCGGCGGACATTTTGCCTTTGGCGATATTTTGGGCGTGACGAGCTTTGAATGATGCCCTTCTGGCCTTGTCTGCTGCTGACTCTCCTTTTTGTGCTGGTGAGCCAGATACGCCCTGTTGGCCGAAACGGATAAGTTTCACTTGGTCGCCTTCTTTGGCGAGTACCACGTGAGATTTTTTCGGGTGGTTGGGTGTGCGCTTGGGTTGGTTGTAGCCGGCGAATTTTTCGCCGCGGTATTCAATCGTCATCTTCGTCTTCCTCGTCGTCGGGGTCGGCGATGGGCACCAGGATTTCGATGCCGTGTGCCAGCATCGTAATGAAGCCGCCCAAAGTCTCGGGTTTGGGGGGCGTTTTGAAGACGAAGGTGGCGTGCGTGGTGCCCTCTTCGCCGTCAATTTCGATGTGTAGACAGCCGCCCGTAACGGTTTGGATGGTCATCAGCCGTGATATGCGACGGCAATGTGGGGAACAACGCTGGGCGTTCCAGAGCTGATGGAGGCGATACGCATACGGATCTTGGCGGCAGGTTTGCCGTCGTAGAAGTAAACGTATTGGCCGTTGGAGTTGATGGTTTTGCTGCTGTCGATGGTGAACCAGTTGCCGTTGCCGTTGAAGCTGCACTCCAGGGCAAGTTGAAAGTTGGCGCCGCCGGTCACGGTTGCGGCGAAGGTGTAGCTACTGGATTGGGCGTGGACTTCCATCCACTGATCCACGGCGGTCATTGTGGCGCCAGTGAACTCGACCACGTTTGTGAAATGGTCGATGGCGGTGGTGGCAACGGCGGCCATGGCTATTTGCTCCGTTTTTTGGCGGTTTTGGCCGCGGCTTTGAAGGCGCCGGCGGTTGGGGCACCCTTGGTTCCAGGCTTACGCATCTTTTCGCCGCTGCCGGCGGCGATGCGCTTGCGCTTGGCTTGGATGTTGCTGTAAAGACCGCGTTTAGCCATCACTTCTTACCTTTTTTGGTGGGTTTTTTGCGTGCCATGCCGGCTTCGCTCATGGCGATGGCGATGGCTTGCTTGCGGCTCTTCACTTTTTGGCCGGAACTCGACTTCAGTGCGCCTGATTTGTACTCAGACATCACTTTTTCCACCTTTTTCTGGGCTTTGGTGGGCTTTTTTGCGGCCATCTTGTAGATCCGATCTACTTACCACACACGATAGTTCGTCTTGCCCAAGTTCTCGGGCTTGGCAAGGTTGAAGGTTTGTAGGCATAAATACCCGAGGGCGTCGAAAGCGTGGTCGACGCCAAGGTTTTTGTTGGGGAGGCCGGTGTTTGGGGCGTAAGTAAGGGTGCGGAGAGATTTGATGAGTTCCACGCAGCGGGGGTGGATGAAGAGGCGGCGGGTTCCAGACGCATCGAGGAGGGCGGTGTTGACGCAGGTGATTTTGTCGCGGATTTTCCAGGGATTTCGGGGGCTGGAGACCGTGAAGCCGCTTTTTCGCAGGATGTTGTGGTCGGTTGCGCCAACGCCGGATGTTTTGCGGGCGCCACCCGTGGGGTCGGGGCAGGCGATGATGCGGCGCTCGACGCCGTAGCGGGATTGGACTTCTTCGCAGAGGTCCCAGGTGGTGGCGCCACCGCGCATGATGATTTCGTCGAAGACCCAGAGCACGTCGCCTTTTTTGACCGCGCAGATGGCGGACATGGGGTCGACGTTGAAGTCCACGCCAAGCAGTAGAGGTAGGACGGGTAGGTCTTGGACTTGTTTGTCGATGTTGGCGTCGTTAAATGAGACGGCGACGAGACCGCTGAGATTTTCGAAGCTCGCCTCGAATTCTTGGCGGAAGGTGCGGGCGTCGAGTTGGCCGCGGGCGGCTTCAATTTCCTCTGGTGGGACGTTATCGCCGTCGATCGTGGTGAATTGCCAGCGGCTCCAGTCGTTGTCGCCTTCATCGGCGTAACACCAGAGGTCGTAGAACCAGCTGGCGGTGCCGTCGGGCGTGGAGATGAACAATGCCCAGCCTTGTTTGTCGGCCAGGGCGGGGCGGATGACCTCGAACCAGACGTCGCGGTCCATGAAGGCGGCTTCGTCGAGCACCACGCCAGCCAGGCTTCGGCCGCGCAAAGCCATGGCGTTTTCGGTGCCCTTTAGTTCGATCGTGCTGCCGTTGACCAACTCAATCTTGAGGTCGGTCTCGTTTTTGCTCTTGATCCAGGCTTTGGGGACCAGTTTTTTCATCACCTTCCAGGCGATGTCCTTCGCCATCCGGTATGTAGGGGCCGCGTAGAAGAACGTTTCGCCCGGCCTTTCGATAGCCCCACGCAATAATTCGATACACGAGAGGTAGCTTTTGCCGAAACGGCGGCCGGCAACTAGGACGCGGAAACGTTTGCGGCTGTTAAAAACTTGGCCTTGGGCGTATCGCAGCGATAGTGCGCCAGCCTCGGAGGGCATGTTGTAGTAGACGGGTACCTTCTAGGGTATTACACGATTTCGACCCCTGCCCCCTAGGGGCGTGGGGTCCAAGTGCAGTAGTTGCCGGCGCTGTACGTTCCAAACGGGCAGGGTGTGGTGGTTTTGGGGGTGGCGAGCACGCGCTGGGGCATGGAAGACATGGGCAGGCAGTAGCCACCCTGGGAGATGTAGCCGTAGGGGCAGGCGGAGCCGACTTTGGTGATTGGGTAGGCGGTGGCGAGCACCAGAGCGATGGAAAGCATGGGGTTGTAGTACAGAAGAGTCTTTAGTTTAGCACAGTAGAAGAAATTGAGAATGTGTCAGTAGGTTCCCTAACCGGCACCCCCACGCCCGCAGAATCCGAACCCTGCCCCCCGTCAAGGGGTAGGGTCGATTCTGTCACGAGCTGTAACGCCGCCTAACGCCCGTAAGCGCGAAGCTCACACTCAGCCTGGGGGTTGCCGTTCGCCTGGCACAGTCTCACCAGCTGGACAGACTCAGCACCAGTGAGCATCAGGCCCCAGGCTGTGAGCACAGCAAGGGCAGCAAGGGGAAGAACGGTGAGGCGGGGAAGGTGGGCCATGGGTCGGCGTCCGTTGTTGTCTTGCACAGTATAGACACAGCAGCGGCACGCGCCAGGGCAGCGGTGGCCGGTGGTGCAGCTGTCTACTGTCTCAACCTAAGACGCTAGATCTCAACCTAAGACTCAGCGCCGCGCTTGTCGTCGATCTCCACCCGAAGCACGGGGGCCGCGGCGGCCTGGGTCTCCTGGCTCCCCTCACCGAAGCTACGCGCCACGCTGTCGAGCAAGTGCGCCACGACCTGCAGGTTGCCGCGCTTAAGCGCCTTGTTTATTGCTGTCATACGAAGCGCATTTACTTGGTTCAGAATTTCGTCGCGCTGGCCCTCAAAGTCTGTCTTTAGAAGCTGCTGCGCTGCTGAGATGTAGTTCTCAGCCTGTCGAATACTGACACCGAAGCGAGAGGCTAGGTGGCCAGCGTTGCTGCGGCGGCTGCCACCGGTGAGCATCAGGTTGTAAGCGGCCGTTACGCGTTCTTCCATCTGAGCTGCGTTGATAGGCCGTCCACCGCGCCAACGCTTAGTCTCATCGTTGGCAACGGTCGTAGGTTTCGTTACTTCCTGGCCCTCAGATTCCGGCACGGTTTGCGTCACAAACTATCTGTGCCAATGATAAGCGGCCCTGCTATCACGTTTCGCAAGCGAGCGCAGCGAGCGCCGCGAAAAAGCCCGGCACAGTGGCCGGGCGGTTGATCGGTGGCGGTGCTGGCGTCATACTGCACGGAACACCAACCAGTCACCGCCGCCGATACTGTGCAACCGGTAGCCGTCGCCGATCTCAAGCTCTCTCCAGGCTGCGGCCCAGTCGACGCAAGTTAGCGGCCACTCCATCTGATCGAGCTTGACGCCCAGATCCTCGGCCAGCTGCTGAGCGTAGTCTGCGCCGGCCCGTTCTTCCGTCACACCCTCAGCACGGCCACAGTAGGAATCCTCCACCGTATCGGGATCGATTCCGTCCGCGTCAAGCTCAGCGATCAGGTCAGCCCAACCGGAAGGGTTGTCGTTCCCGAAGCCGAAGTGTTCCAGGGCTTCGGCCCAGGATTCGTCCAGCCAGAAGCCGAAACAAGCGCCGTCGCCGTCCTGGCTCCCGAAGTAGAACCCAACGGGCGCCAATTCCTGCAGGGCTTCGGTCAGTTCTTCTAGGGTCTGGCAGGCTTCGGCGTCGTCCCAGTCAGACTCTCGGGAATCCTCGCCGACTAGTTTCGCCAGGCTGGCAAGCGTGGCAGGGCTGAGCACTTCTGGTTTGTTTGCCGCCAGCGCCAGCACTTCAGCCACTGACCAGAACTTCGGGAGTAGATCCTCTGGGCGCAGTGTGTCACAGCTGGCGATCCAGGGGAAATGGGCCAGGGCTTCGATGTTGTAGCGATGCATGGGTGAGTCCTAAGGGTTGGGGTCTCGTGTGCAAGTGTAGAACCGTTAGCGGCCCGGCGTCAAGCCAGCGCGGTGGGGTACTCGTTGAGATTCTCCAGGATCAATTCCCGCAGCCGGTCGAAACCGTCACGCCAGGGTGCGGCATCATCACGGGCCGCGAACACGCACAGCCCCAGGTCCTGCAGCATCCGCACCCGGTCGGCGATGCTCTCACCGCCCCAGTCTGCGCTGATGCCGTCCCATTCCAGCTGGCTGTGGTCATCCTCTGAAATCAGTGGGTAAGACTCCAGGGCTTCGACCGTTTCGATAACGTCAGCCGGAACCCGCAACACGTCAAGTACGACGCCGCGACCGTTCCAGGCGTAACCGACTTCCAAGATTCCACCGTGGGGGTCTGGCGTGCTGGCGGGATCCGTGAGCACGCGGAAATTGGAAAGCCCCACCAGCCCGGTTCGGCTGTAATCGCTGAAACCGCAGTAGGACGGCACGAAACCCAGCGACACGTCGCGCCAACGTTCTGTCAGGCAGGTTTCAAGATGGGATTCCGGGCTGTGGTGCCATTGGTGGCTGCAGTCGGTTTCGGGTTCGCCGTCGCGGATCAGGACCCAGTGGCCCGAACAGATAGCGAGACGGTCGACGCGCTCCAGGAGAGCGGGGGAGGCGGCTGGCATGGCAGGGTGTGCCGAAGTGCTCCCGTACTGTATCACAGCTGCCATCCTTGGCAAACCGCCGGGCTGCTGGTACTGTTACAGGGCACACCCCAACCCAGGGATCATGCAGATCACGCCCCAAGAGGCTCGCCTTCTAGTTCTCGTCCTAGAAAAGGCACAGAAACACTGGTTTAAGCCAGAGGCCGAGCTGCCGATTCAGGACCAGCTTTTTCAGCTGTACGAAAAGCTGCACCTGTTCAGCGACAGCGGCCGCCGAGGAAATCAGCGATGAAGTACGGCAACCGACCCCTAGGCCCGCTCCAGCGGAATTGGCTTAACTACCTCCGCCGCAATCCCGGCCCACACTTTGTGGCGATGCCCCAGCGGGATTTGCGGATTGCAGAATCGCTGCACGCTCGCGGGCTGATCACACTGGCCCCAGCAGTAGTCAGCGACCCCAACGGGTTGCCGGTGTTTACCCTCGAAGCGGTGGAGGTTCAGCCGTGAGCGGCGGCGAATGGAACACCACCCGCGAGCGTAAACAGCTCGCCCTAGATGCCCGGGAGATGGAGCGCGAACAGCTGCGCCTTGAAAAGCGCCAGTTGCGTGATCTCCGGTGGGCTGTTGAACGCTCCAGCCTGGCGGCGTCAGACTGGGCCGATCTGCTGGCCCTGCAGGCCGCCCACGGCAAGGAAGGCCCGCTCCAGCTATGGCGGGAACTGGTGCCCTATTGGCGGGCGTGCCAGCGTTGCAACGGCGGCGCCGACATACCTCCAGAGTGTTTTCCACAGGCTACGGGTATTTTTCCGCGCCCCGATCAACCGCCAGCCCCAGCCAACCGCACGCGCTCCAGCAAGGGCGCCAGCCGCAAGCGGCGCTCTGATGCCGGCATCACCAAACCCCGCACACCAGCCAAACCATGATCAGCCCCAGCGAGCTACAGGCCAACGATCACATCAGCAAGCTGCGCCTACGGTGCCTGCTACCGCACCAGGCGCAGACACGGACGCAATGGATGGAAGAACACCAGGATCGCCCTCTGTGGTGGCGGTTAAAGTTCGCCCCGCCAGCTGCAGACTGAACCGCTCCAGCCCTGCCCTACCGGGTGGGGCTTCTTACCGTCTCGCAATGAGACTCACGAGACACCGCCTAAGACGCCCCAGCAGCAGGCCCCACGCCAGCCCCAGCAGGACCCCAGCCAGTGGCGCCAGCAGCACAGTCTCAGCAGTGAGACTCATGAGACACGCAGTAAGACACCATGAATGGGTTTTTAGTCCCAGTCATGAATGGGTTTTCATGCGGCATGAATGGCTTTTCGTCGAGGCCGTTAGGCTGAGACTTGAATGGGATTCTGGAGAGCGGAGTAATACTGCTCTACCCGTGCGAGGAACGAGCACTCAGCCTGCTGCAGTTCTTCGGGGGTCATCCAGTGAATGTTTGGCGCTCCACAGCGGCGGGCTAAGACGATCACAGCACCAGTCGGTTCCAGTCCGGTCAGGTGTTTGAGGCCGAGGCTGTAAGCCCCACACTGGTCGATATAGCTATGGCCGGGTGGTAAACGTTCCAGGCCATCTTCATCTTTAGTGGTTTTGCGCCCAACGCTGGTTTTCCAGTCAGCAACAACGATGGAGTTGTTTTTGAATCCCAGCAGGGCATCTGCCGTTCCAGCAAAACCTGCCGGGTGGTGAATGGAAAATTCGCTGGCAAAAATTTCGGTGACGTTTTCGGCGATCCAGTCAGACAAGCTGCGGGCGTAGCCGGAGGCGCTCCAGCCAACTCGGGGGACGTTGGGTCTCACCCGTTTGAGTGCCCATTGCGTGATGGGGACCGGGATACGCGCCAGCCCTTGATCGTCCCAGCGAATTGAATTGCGCTTGTTGGCAGTGGAGCGTGCCAGCTGCTGGGCGGTTTTGAGGAGATACTCCGCCTGACTGTGGGCCATGTTGCCTCGGGTGGCGGCAACGTTGCGCTGGCAGCTTGCTTCTACGGGTCCCAGGCGAGCTTCCCAGCGCTCCAGCCCGGTTTTGTCGCTTGTTTCCTTCAGGATGTGTGTAACACTATGGTATACATTACCCTTGATGTCCCGGTAGACCCGGAAGGGGCCACTGTTGTCTTGCTCCAGCCTCCAACGCCTTAATCCAGCAAGTGTGTCTTGTGTATTAGGCATTGAATACTCTTTCCCCAAAAGGATTCTACTACAGCTGTCAAGAAGCACACCCGAAGTCCCCGTGTAATACAGCAGAAGCAGCTTTGTACGCAGCTACAGCTTCTGCATAGGTTTTGTAAGTACCTAAGCCGTAATTTTTGTAGTTTTTACTAATACGCACACTGTATTTACCATTTTTGCGTTGTTGAATACCCATACCAGTCGTGTTAAAAGAACTCTGCGCTGGTGTAGCAGTCCGTAAATTCCAATACCGATTGTTCCTTTGATTCCTATCTACGTGATCTACAAACAAAGCACCAGGATCATGACCACTGCACCAGGTATAGATGAGCCTGTGAGCCAAATACAACTTGCCTTTGTGCCAAACGACTGTGTAACCGTCTTTTCTTAGGCACGCAGCTTTTGAACCCTTTTTTGGTCCGGTAAGTCTGTATAGATCACCGTTTAATGGATCGTACGAAAAAGCCTCCCACAAATCAGAAGGAGGCGTGGAACAATGGTTAGCCATCAGCCGGTAACGCGGTTGGTTGGGGGCAGGGTGCCGTAAACACCACTGCCCTACCTTAAACCATTTACGCAGGCTTAAAGGGGTTTTGGCCTGTTAACAAGCGCGAAATGTCAAAGCCCTCAGCCTTGGCCTCAATCCACGCCGAATCGACGTGCTCTTGGCTGCCTTTCTTGCGGGGAACCGGGCGCAGGGTGTACTCAGTCAGCAGGCCGGAGCCTTTCTTGCTGACGGTGAAGTCCCACTCCAGCAGGTTCTCGTAGTCCTCCATCTGGGACACCTGATCCAGTTCCTTGAGGACGGACTTTTGGGTGATCTGCAGGACTTGAACTTTGCCGGACTCGTAGTTGTAAACCGGGACGGCGATGGCGAACTTGACGTCGGCGGTGCCGGGGCCGCCGCGGCCTTCGCGGGGCTCGAACTCACCCATCTCGGCTACGACGTCCTCGTAGGTGGGCTCGAAGTCAAAACGGAAAGGCTTGGAGGCTCCGTTGGCGGTGCCCCAGGCTTCGTAAAACTCCAGCGGTTCATCGGAGAGCAGTGCGAAGCGCACGGAGCCGCCGTCGGGCAGCTTGCTCAGACTCAGATAGCCGCCGCCGCTGTTGTTGCTGTTGACACTGGCGGAGGCGGACTTGGAAAGGAATCCCATTGTGGTTTCTGGCTTTTGGATGGTCGCCCGAGGGCAACGTCTATGACATTAGCACGTCCTTGACGAACGGGCTAGCCTAGTAAAACGCCCCAACTGCGTTGGGCAGCCGGGGCGCGGTCAAACATTCCTGTAGGAGTCTAACAACGTGTCGCATAAGACGCAAGAGTTGCTGGCATTCGTGCGCCAGCTGCCGAGTGGCATCGCCTATGCACCCATTTACTGCAAAGGGGCGGCGATCCAGTCCGGGAAAATCAGCAAGGGCAAGACGCCCCTGGAGCGCAGCCACCATCAGGTGATGACGCCGGCTGATGTGGCGCTCCAGATCGAGCGCAAGCCGGAGGTGTTTAAGGCCGTGGGGGCGTTTACAGGGCCCCGTAGTGGTGGTCTGGTGATCCTGGATGTGGACCGCAACCTGGCTCGCCTCAAGAAGAAGTGGGGCTCCAGCTTGGAAGGGGCGCCGGTGGTTGAGTCGACAAAAAGCAACGCTGCCAAGTATTTGCTTCGCGTGCCGGAGGCTCTATGGGCTGAGGTCAAGGGGATTGGCCTGTCGGATACCGGGGCGGGCTACGAGGTCCTGTGGGGCCGCCAGGGGCTCCTGTACGGGGCTTATCCGGGCTCTAGCGATGGGAAGGCGCCAGAGGGGCAATACGGCTTTGTGGGCGATCTGGAGGCCATTCCAGACGCTCCAGAGTGGTTGATCGCGGAGATGAAGGATGCCGCTGGTCGTGAGGTGCAGGACGGCGGTTTCATCAAGAACCGCAAGGCGCTGGACTTTTCGGACCGAGACCCAGATGAGATTGCCGAGATCATTCAGTCGGCGCTGAAGGTGATTCCCGGCCAGGGCGCTGGCAGCCGGGATCACTGGGTCAAGGTGGGCATGGCGATCCACTCGGAGTTGCCGAACGAGCGCGGCCTGATGTTGTGGTCGGCGTGGTCGGCTGAGGACCCGGAGTACAGCGATGAGTGGGCTGGCTCCAATCCCTGTGAGGAGGTCTGGAAGAGCTTTCGGAAGGGGCCGGTAAGCCTTGGGTCGCTGTTTTGGCTAGCGGATCAGCAACTGCCTGGGCGGCTGTGGTTGTCGGAGGATCTGCGGAAGGTGGTGGCCGAGGTTGAGGCCGATAACGTCACTCGGATTCGCCAGGTCGTCATCACCTATGCCGAGGTGATTCGCCGGGCTAAGGAGATCCAGGAGATCCGGAACCCGGCGGAGGCGGCCCACGCCATGAATGTGCTGGCTCTGGAGGCTGGCTACCGCGATGCTGGGGCTCTGGAGCGGCTGCTGATCGCCCAGATGCAGTTCGAGCAGCAGGACGACGAGATGGCCATGAGCAGGCTGTTGGAGAAGGACCTGAAGTTCGAGTATCTGATCCCGGATCTGCTGCCTTGCCCGGGCACCGTGATGATCCACGGCGCTGGTGGTGATGGCAAATCAATGTCGGCTTGGACCATCGCCAAGCACGTGGCCCGTGGAATCCCGTTCTCGGTGCGGGGTGATCTCGTTCCAGTGCAGTCCGGGCCTGTTCTGATCCTCAACGGTGACCAGAGCGAGGTGCAGGTTCAGCAGCAGTTGCGTGATCTTGAGTTCCAGGCGAGTGATCCCGTGACCGTGGTGATGGGGTGGGACCTCAACTGGTACTACCGCTTCACCAAGCTGATTGAGAAGCACCAGCCGAAGCTCGTGATCATCGACTCGATCACTGGCTGCAGCCGTGGGTCGGCGTTCGATGAGAACAAGAAGGAGTTTGCGAGCCCGATCTACTGGCTGGCGAACAACAACGGTCGGACCTTCCCGGCCTGCACGATCCTGTTGATTCACCACGCCAACAAGACCGGTGGGTTCCGGGGCAGCACCGCCATCAGGGACGCTGTGGATGAGGTGTGGGGGCTGCGGCGGCCTGACAAGAAGCAGCTGGAGCAGACCGGTGCCAACGCCCGTCTGATCACCGTGGAGAAGTCCAGGGCTGGCCGTGATGGCAGCAAGCTGCTCATGAAGCTGGAGAGCGACCTGACGTTCTCGCTGACCGACTACGTGGAGCTGGACGGCGATAGCTCCAGCCCGGCTTCCATCGTGGATCGGGTGCTCCAGCGCATCAGGGCTGCCTACCCCCGTTCCGTCAGTCGGTCTGATCTGGCGGCTGATCCGCTGTGCGGTGGCAGCGTCGCCGGAATCAAGAAGGCGACCCAGCGATTGGTCTCCCGTGGTCTCATTTGTGTCTCAGGTGAGACGCCTGGGAAGAATGGTGCTCCAGGTAATCCTTTGTTCCAAGCAATTACCTCGCGTGAAAAGCCTTTAAAAGTGTGTCCCTCGGTATCAGAAGCCTTGGTACGACTGGAAAAGGTACCGGGACACGGGGTAGAGGCTGTCCCGGTCCTCCTTGACGATCTGGCGACTGGCACAAACCCCCGGGACACCGATTTGGGCTGTCCCGGTATAGAAGCCAGTCACACCAATGGATCTGGTACCGAGGGACAGCTTTTGCATGGCTCCCCAAGGGAAGAACGGTCGGCGGAGGAGCTGGAGGTCCTCATGAAGGAAGCCGCACAGCTTTGGGACTGATGGACCGGTTCAACCCGCCTAACTTTTTCCTAGGGCTAGTGCGGGCTGCCGCCTGGCTGATTTGGAGGGATCCAGTGGCTAAGTCGGAACCGGCTCCACCCAAGCGCCCCAGGAAGCCAACCCTGGGGTACAACGTCGGCGACATTCCGTTCGAGCTGATGGCGGTGGTACGCATCGCCTGGTACCGGAAGGGGATGACGTACGAAGTGGAGGAGTACCAGATCGAGGAGTGCCCGGATGCCCACGCGCAGTTCCACTACATCGTTGGGACGGCGCTGAAGCAGGGAGCTGACGTCTGCGTTCTGACCCAGTACCAGCCCGAGGATCTCGGGGTTCCGACCTAGGGCTTGACACCCTGGCCATTCGTCTGTAACACTAAGGGCAGCTCACACCCCGTGGGCTGCCCTGTTTCTCTATTACAAATGGAATTTTTTACGCACACCGAGATCGAGAACACCAAGCTCAGTCCCTGGTACTTCGCCGTCCATTGGGCGACGCTGGTGCTCCAGCAAAAAGTCGCCGACATGGAAGCTGCCGGCGGCGATCCCATCTACGACATCCGCCAGCTGGAGAACCTCCAGGAACTGGAGATGTTCTTGAAGATGAGCTGGGACCAGTGGCTCGACAACCTTCAAGCTCGGCAGACTGCTCAGGAGACCAAATGACCCACGTACTGGAAATTGACTCCGTTACTTTTGAAGACGGCGGCCGCCGCCTCGTTGTCGACGCCGTTATTGATGACGCTGTTCTGGTGCGCTCGCAAAGCCACTTCGAACCAGCGGAATGGGGGCCTGCCCTGTGCAGAGGCTCCTTCGAGCTTCACGATGAGGATGTGATCCCGTCTAGCGATGCCGGATTCCGAGAACTCCTCGCCCAGCGAATCGACGACTGGGCGCCAATCGACCAGAGCGATTGGTACGACTGAAGCCCGCGAGCTTCGTAACGCTCCCGATTACGACGATTGGGAGTACGGCACCGAGCCGATCCCCGGCGATACTCACTGGGTCAAGATCCAAACCTTGACCCAGCTCTATCGTCACCTGATCTACGTGTTTGCCACCAGCGACACCATCTGCTCCAGCAGACTGGCCGAGCTGGCCATCTACGAGATTCTCAAACTGCGTCTATCGGGTCTCATCTCGATACGGCAGCAAGATCCCCGATTTTTTGCATGAACACCGACTCTTATGACCAGTACTACCGCGATTCCCGCGGTTACAGCTGGAGCGATCTCGCTCAGATGCGGCGCCAGCCGTTACGCTCCAGCACGGTGGTGCCTGACGTGTTCAAGCACCGCTTCAGTGACCCGGCGGAATACGACGCTTGGGTCGAGGAACAACGTAAACGCTACTTCGCTTGATGACTGACACTTCAATCACTCCCTTTTACCGCTCGTTTTTGCTGGGGCGGACTGTTCATCTCGATGGCATTGCCGATATGCCGCTGCGGGACCTGGACCTGCTGAACGTGGAGACACGGGCGGCGCTCCAGGAAGCAACGGAGAAGCACCAGCAGATTGAGGACAAAAACAGTGAGGAGGCCAGCACGGAGTATCGGCGCATGAAAATTGCCCGCTACTTTCAGGCTGCCATCGAGATAGCCCTCAAGAACCGATGACCGTCTTTACCCTCGCTGTCTGCGTCTTTCTTGCCGTTGCGATTGGAATCCTCTACATCGGCACTGCCCTCCACTAGGGCTTTCTTGTGTTACATTTCAACCCGTTCGACCTATGAACATGCACATCCTTTCTGACCAGCAGTTCCAGCAGATTGCCACTGCATTGGAGCAAGCCTTCGTGGCCATCAACGCTGCCCAGCATGTTGAGATTGACCTGAACAAGCCCAAGCAGACCATTCCGCTGCCCGCCGACGAAAAACTTGTCCGTACAAAGTCCAAGCCGAAGTCTCAAGTTAAGACCCGTAAGTCCAACCGTAAGGCGCGGGCGGCGTTGACTGAGAAGAAGGTGCTGGAGATTAAGCGCCAG